ATGATTTTTGTCCTAGTGCTTCTAACTCCCGGCGGTGTTCCAACCGGGGTAGAGCTTTACTTTCAAGAACTCACTTCTTGTTTGGAATATCGAGATGCCTTGGTACACCAAAGCGTCCACCAACATAATTGGACAAGATCAAAAACAAATAAGTTTGATGGTTTTTGTGAGGTAAGGCTTATACCCCAAGCTGAAGCAGGTAAAGGTAAATATATTTTTAGAGATCCTGTTAGGAAAAAAGAGGATGAGTGAGATACCACCCTTTCCAAACAGTGTGCAGGCCCAGCCACCGAATGCAAAACACCAAATCCAAAAGATCGAAGCTGAAAGGCTGCAAGTTAGAGAGATTAATCGGAAGAGTGAAGTAGTAACAACTTACTACGACTCTAAGGTTTATATGTTTAAAAACGGATCTTTTAGCTATACAACGCAAAAAGCAACTGGGCAGAACATTTTGGTGACAGTGTAGATGGCAAAAAAGGAATCTCTTGATTTAAACGAAGGCACTGCTATACGCATACCTTTAGCTAATCTTATATCTTTATTAGCTGCAACTGCTGTTGCGTCTTTTGCATATTTTGGTTTGACTGAAAGGGTTACTTTCCTTGAGCACGATATGGATCTACAACAAGTTGACGTAGAGGCGAATAGCGAGTTTAGAATCAAATGGCCTAGAGGAGAGTTAGGCTCTCTTCCCGCTGACAGCAGACAAGATTTAAAGATAGAATTACTAGAAGAAACCGTTTCTAAGCTGCAACAACAAGTGGAAGAACTAAAAGAGGATCGTTATGAACTCAAAAAGTCAGGATAAGCAGTGAGCATCGTATCGCAACTTGTCGGACCCGTAACTGGCTTGCTAGACAAGTTTATAGAAGATAAAGATCAAAAAGCTGCTCTCGCACACGAGATAGCTACAATGTCTGAGAAACACGCTCACGAAGCGTTAAAAGGGCAGCTTGAGATAAACAAAGCAGAGGCTACACATAAGTCGTTATTCGTTGCCGGGTGGAGACCCTGCATTGGCTGGGTGTGTGCATTGGGCCTCTTTTACAACGTAATCTTAGCCAACATCATTGGTATTTGGGTAGAAGTTCCAGAGGTGGATACTACCCTGCTTGTTCCTGTGATGATGGGTATGCTCGGCCTTGGAGCAATGAGATCTTACGAAAAGGTACAAGGCGTAAGTAGAGAGAAATAAATGGAAAGACTACTAAAGATGATAAAACTGCATGAGGGCGTTAAATCTCATGCGTATCAGTGTACGGCTGGTAAGTGGACGATTGGTGTAGGCAGAAACATAGACGAAGAAGGTGGTTTGGGCCTTAGTAACGAAGAGATAAATGTTTTACTTATAAACGATATAGAACGTGTTAAAGGTGAGCTATCCGCTGCATATTTCTGGTTCCCTGCATTGGATGAAGTAAGACAGGCAGCTATGATAGATATGTGCTTTAATCTGGGGCTAAGTCGTTTACGAGGCTTTGTAAAGGCTATAGAGGCTATGTCTAGGCAGGAATTTGATAACGCTGCTGACGAGTTTTTAGATAGCAAGTGGGCATCTCAGGTGGGACAACGTGCAGTGCGTGTCACCGAAATGATTAGAACAGGTGATTATCAAGAATGACCTTACAAAAGTTCGTATTTAAGCCGGGGGTAGATAGAGAGAATACTCGCTATACAAGCGAGGGCGGCTGGTACGAATGCGATAAGATAAGGTTTCGGTCTGGTATGCCGGAGAAGATAGGTGGGTGGAACCGCATATCTACTAACTCGTTTTTAGGTATTGCTAGGTCATTGTTTTCTTGGGTCACTCTGGGTAGCCAAAAGCTGTTAGGTATAGGCACTCATCTAAAATTCTACATAGAACAGGGTGGAGTGTATTATGACATTACACCCCTACGAGCCACGGTATCGCTTACTGACCCGTTTACCACGGTAAGTGGATCTACCACCGTGACAGTCACTGATGCTGCGGGTGGGTATATAGACAATGACTTTGTAACATTTAGTGGTGCTTCTGCTGTGGGTGGTCTTACTCTCAACGGTGAGTTCCAAATAACATATTTAACAGGAAACACTTACACCATAACGGCAAGTGAAGCCGCAAGCTCTTCAGCTACAGGCGGTGGATCTGTATCTGCTGCATACCAAATAAACACTGGTCCTTCGGTTGCAGAGGCTTTGGTAGGTTGGGGTGCGGGCGGTTGGAGTCTTGGAACATGGAGTGTAGGTGTAACGTCTACTGATGCACTGCGTTTATGGACCCAATCTAACTTTGGTGAAGATCTTATCTTTGCTGCTCGTGGTGGCAGTTTATTCTTTTGGGATGCTACTGATGCACTGACAACTCGTGGTGTGTTGCTATCTAGTGAGACCGGCGCATCTAACGTCCCTGTTAAAGTAAATACGTTATTAGTATCTGATAATCGGTTTGTATTCTGTTTTGGCACTAATGTGCTCGGCAGCACAGACTTAGATCCGTTGCTTTTACGTTGGTCAGACCAAGAAAATGCGCTTAACTGGACACCTTCATCTACCAATCAGGCAGGAGATCTTAGACTCTCCAAAGGCTCTGAGATAATAACTGCTATACAAGGCCGACAGGAAATACTGGTTTGGACTGACTCTGCGTTGTATGCGCTACAGTACGTGGGTGCTCCTGCTGTATGGGGGTCACAGACTGTTGGAGAAAACCTCTCTATCGCCTCTACAAACGCTGTAGCGTATGCAAATGGTGTGGCTTACTGGATGGGTGTAGGTGGCTTCTACAGATACGATGGTAGGGTGCAGACACTACCCTGCACGGTAAAACGGTACATATTTACTGATTTCAACACAGAGCAGTACGAACAAGTATTTGCAGGCACTAACGAAGCGTTCAGCGAGATATGGTGGTTCTACTGCCCGTCTGGGTCTACCACTCTCAGCCGCTATGTCATATACAACTATGCACAAAACATTTGGTACTACGGCAATATAAGCCGAACTGCGTGGATAGACTCTGGTATACGGGACTTTCCGTTAGCCGCTACTTATAACAACAATATAGTCAACCACGAGGATGGTATAGACGATAACGAAACCGGCACTAATGCAGGTATTAGCTCGTTTATTACTTCAGCGCAGTTTGACCTAGATGACGGCCATAGGTTTGCGTTTATACAGAAGGTTTATCCAGACATAACTTTTGATGGCTCTACAGCAGAAAGCCCTACCGCTACGCTGTCCTTGTTTGCAGCACAGAACTCTGGTTCGGGACGTAACTCTCCAGCTTCAGAGGGCGGTACAAACACAGGCTCTATAACTAGGACAGCCACTGCACCCATAGAAGCGTTTACATCTAGGCTAGATCTACGAGTGCGGGGTAGACAGTTAGCCCTAAAGATAGAATCCAGTGAGTCTGGAGTTAAATGGCAGTTAGGGTCGCCGCGACTAGAACTGCGGCCTGATGGGAGAAGGTAATGCCCGTAGATAAAACACGTTATGACATAGAGTTTAGAGCACCCGTTCTACCGGACCCGCCAAGAGAGTACGATGAGAGCACGTTCAACCAGATAAACAACGCACTGCGTCTTTACTTTAACCAGCTTGATAAGGGTATCCGTGATGCGTCAGTGTCACCCACTGCACAAGCTGCTGCTTGGTTTCTCGGCTGATGGCTAATACTTACGTCAATGCTAAAAAAGATTTAACAGCTACGACTGCTACTACGCTTTATACCTGCGCGACAGCAACTACTGCTATTGTTAAATCTATACTCGTATCAGAAGACTCAGGTAATGCAGATACGATTACTGTAACTATTACCGATGCTGATTCGGCAGTGTTTAGTTTGTTTAAGGTCAAGGCAATAGGTGCCAACACCACGGTAGAACTGCTCACAGCACCGTTGGTAGTACAAGAGTCCGAGATATTAAAGGTTACAGCAGCTACGGCTGACAGACTGCACGTTGTCGCTAGTATTTTAGAGGTTACGTAGTGCGTTTAGGAAACTTAAATATACCTGACTTATACGATACAGATCTTGAAGCGTTGATAGCCGAAATACTTGCTAGTCAGAACGAAAAGAAAGAAGAGGAAAAAGAAGAACCTGCCGTTGCTGATACGTCTACCTCTACAGCAGTGCCGTATTTTACAGATCGTCCGTTGGGTAATCCAAATACTACAGAGGGTGAAGAAGGGTATGCACCTTCTGTAGTGCTTTCTCCCGAATTACTAGCTAAATTTAAAGAAATACTAAGAGTAGGTGTTACTTATCAAGGTGATATTGATGACACAGTTGATTACTACAATGATGCCTATAACGAGATATTTGACTTTTTAGGTCAAACTGGAGCGCAAGGCACAAATCCACAAACTTATATAGAAGCTGTAGGCGCACCAGAATACTTAGTTAATCTTCGTAAGGGCGTGTCTCCTACCGAAGAGCAAATGCTTAACGCTTACGGCAGCATATACGATGTAACTGATACTGATGAATTAGCCGCTATCCTAAGCGAATACTATGGGTATGACATAACGCCCGTAGAAAACGTAGATCTAAACGCTAACAAGTTTGCAGCTAATACTTATAAAAAACACACCGTTTCTTCTGCTAGTGATATGCAGCAGTTTTTAGCCTTAACAAGGCCGATACTAGAAGATCAGATACCTTATATCATGGCTACGCAAAACGTAGATTATGCTAAAGCCATAGAACTAGCGTACCTGCAAGACCCCATGTTGCAGTCACTGCACTTCAAGTATGGCGTGGACCCGTACCGGCAGACTGATGATGGCTCTACTTATCTGTTTGATCCGTTCTCTGCTGGTGAGATACGAACACTAGAAGTCGAAGACAAGATACTCGAACCCGCATTTAAAGCGTTGTTTTTAGCTACGGTAGGTTATTTTACAGCAGGTGCGCTTACTGGCCCTATGACTTCTATACTGGGTAGTAAAGCAGCAGGTGCAGCCGCTGCTAAAGCAATCACTTCTGGAGGTCTTGCGGCTCTACAAGGCAAAGATATTAGTCAAATACTTACAGCGGCGGCAACAGCAGGTATTACAGCAGGAGCCTTAGAAGCAATACCTATTACCACAACAGATACTGGTGCTCTAGTTACAGTTACAGAAACAACGACATTAGGTGAGTTGTTACCTGATTGGTTAAACCTTACTACTAGACTTACAGGACTTGGTCTTAATCCCACTAGTGTAGAAGGAATTCTCACAACGGCAGGTGAACTCATAGCAAATGGCACTTTTGGTAGTGTATTTGGTGAGGGGGCTTTAGAAGACGTTATAAATGTTTGTTTCCTAGCCGCAAAAGATTTACAGACTGAAGAGGGCGGTGACCCTAACGCACCTATTTCTGAAGAATATATTCGAGAGGCTATCGAGTTATACAATGAAATGATAGAGGAGGGGTATAACCATACAAGGATAATGGATGAGTTGGGCTACCAACCCTCAGAAGAGTTTATAAAGTCTGCTCAAGCAAGAGATTTACAGAGATTAGAAGAATTACGGCAAGGAGAGCCAGAAGGGTATATAGATGCTTTAGGCAAAGTCGATTCTGATACAGGTAGAGAGCACGAAAATCAACAGATACGTAAAGCAGTAGAAGAAGGTGAAGACCCTACAAATTTATTCGGTCTTTATGACTTGGCTAAACAAGCCACTGAGTTAGCCGCAGAAACAGATAACGATGCGTGGGTGATTGGCACTGCGGTTGCTTTAGAAGCGGGTAGTGAAATAGCTAGAGCTTTCTTAGATATAGGCACGATGGTAGGTGCAGATGTAGAAGGCACAGCGTTAGCACAAACTCTAGAAAATATATCTGCTATGGCAGGTAGTAGTAAACCAGAAGATTATAAGAAGAACCTACAAGAGATAGAAAAAAGGCTGAACGATGCTAGAGAACAAGCTAAAAAAGAGGGCGGAGATTGGAAAGATAACACTGCCCTTGCAGCTAAAGCCATGTGGGGGGCTTTTTCAGAACATCCAACAGAATTTTTAGTTGATTATATAGGCAAAGAAGTTCTTCAAGAGGGAGTCCCGTTCCTTATAGGTGGCGCAACTTTCGGGCTTGCAAAAGCTGGTAAAAAACTTCTTGAATTAAAATCTGCGGACCCGTCAGGAGGACAACTTACTAGCTTTATAACCAAAACTATATCCGAAAATATAGATCCCACTAAAGTAGCTACTACCGCTACGGCTGTGTCGGACGCTGCCGAGGCAATGGGTGGCAGCGCAGGTGAAGCATTTAGTTCTAGTTATGACGCAAAAGTAAGACAGTTAGAAAAAGAAAATGCACGTATAGCGGAAGCTTTAGGTATAGACCCGCTACCGCTGTCAGAAGCACAACAACAAGAAGCGTTAGACTTCGCTACGAACGTGGCTCAAAAAGCGGGTGTAACCGCAGCGGCATTATCTTTTATAACTGATAAAGCGTTAAGTGATAACGAAATAGCAGAACGTCTATTTGGTAAAGCAGATGATACTGCTATGGAGGTTGTAGAAGCTCTTAAAAACAAAGTAGCTCAATTTGGCATAGATGCATCTACACAAGCACGTAATGAAGCTATAGAAGAAGGAGTGGTGCAGTTTGTAATAGCCAGTGCAGTGGCTGAAGTAGACCCTGATACACCTGTAGAGTTTGACACTGCTCTAGCAGCAATAATGGGGTCTGTAATTGGCACAGGCACAGGAGCTACTTTGTCTACACTTGCAAATACAAGTGAAATGACTTCCAACATAGCAAAGAATACTGCACCTATAATACAAAAGAAAATAACAGATGCTAAAGCAGGAATTATATCTGAAAGCGATTTACAAGGAGAGTTAGCAACTTTAGGTATAACCGAAGGTGATATACAAACCAACTTGATGAACGATGCGTTTGATGATGCGTATACCACAAGAGGTGAAACTATATCTGCATTCAAAGAAGCTAATCCTGAGTTTAATGCTTCCGATTCCGATATTGATAGTTATGTAGGTAACAAGTCTGATGCTGAGTTAGCAACACAAGTAGATGAGTATGTAGACAGTCGTTTTGTAGATACACAAGAGGTTATTGATGCAGCGGCAGCAGAAGGTGTAACGCTTACTGAAGAAGAAGCGCAACAGTACGTAAAACAAACGTCTGTAGATGATGATTTAGTGCTCGATAAGATAGGTGATACGTTTGACGATCAGGTGCTAACTGAAGAAGAAACAAGACAACTACTTATAGATGCGGGCTACCCCGGAGGTGAAATAACTGGTGAGACCATAGAACAAATTTTAGGTGAAGGTTTAGATCAAACCCAAGGCACTGCGGCTACAAAAAGTTTCTTAGATAACTATTTTGTGACGTTGTTACGACAGACGTTAGATGATCCTAACGCTACGCCAGAACAGCGTAAGTCTTTGCTAGATAGCATAGAGGCTAACAATCCAGACTCTACCGCTGCTTCTGATTTCAACCTAAACGACGATGGAACTATACAAACTGATGAATCCGGTGACACTACTGATATTGGGGATACTACTACTGCCGACACTGGGACTGATGCTACAGACGATACTTCTATAGATGCCGGAATTACTGACGACGATGATACTGATGATGCTGATAGTGCTACCGATACTAGTGCTACGGGAGATGTGGAAGGGGTAAGCGAAGGGCTTAGTCAAAGACCTGCCGGTGGTCCTGATTTAGAACTTACAGATGAGGAGATAGCCACTGCTCTTGGCGAAGAGATATACGTACCGTCTATAAAAGAAATAACAGACCGCATAATGCAAAATTATGAAGGGTCTGATGCGTTAGCAAAAGCAGAAGCTTTCTTAGAAGAACTACAAAATGTAGATACCACGGGCTTTACACGATCTCAAATGATGCAGCTAAGAGATCGGGTGCGTGAGGCACGGATAGCGGTAAACACAGAACGCCGGTTTGCTAAATTAGCTGAAAATAAAGCGCGACAAGAAGCTAGAGCGGAAGCAGAAACAGAACGAAACGAACTTTTAGCTCAGAAAAAAGCAGAAGAAGATGCAAAGATAGCAGCAGCCAAAGAAAAGAAACGAGATGACGCTATAGCAGCAAATAAAGCTGCGATTGACGATGTTGCAGACCAACTAGGCATTACTAAAAAAGAACTGCTAGAAGCTCTTGGCACTACCGAAGCAGATATATTAGAAACTCTTGGTACTACTGAAACAAACATACTAGAGGCTCTTGGCACTACCGAAGCCGGTATATTAGAAGAATTAGGCAAAACAGAAGAAGCTCTTGGTAGCGACATTGATGCGTTAGCAGAAGAGCTAGGATTAACAAAAGAAGAAGTATTAGAGGCTTTAGGTCAGACAGAAGAGACACTCAGCGGCGATATTCAAGATATAGCCAATATACTAGGTAAACCCGCTTCAGAAGTAACCGATGTAGATATTGATTTTGTTGCTGATCTTATTGCACAACAAGAAGCATTAGCAGACCCGTCTACTTTTAAACTTACTGAGGAGCAACTTGGTTACGATGTGACAGGTGACGGTATAGTTGATGCTACTGACCTTAACTTGTTATCAGATGTACTAGCAGGAACCGCTACATTAGACCCTCTTGCAGATAATCGTTTCGCTGCAACTGGTTTGTTTGCTACGCAAGCTGAATTAGCACAAGAACTAGAGCAACAAAGAAAAGCAGAACAAGAGTTTCAACAACAGCAACAGCTCCAACAAGAACAAGCTCGGCAACAGGCCGAACAACGTGCAAAAGAGTCGTCCCAAAGAGATTTTTTAAGTATGCTATTGGCTTCTGAAGAGGGTAGAGTAGATGTAAAAGCATCTCCCCTTGCAGATTTAGGTAGAGCGTATGATTTTGGAAGTATATTCGGTGATCCGCAACAGGCTAACATTTTTGCAAGCCCATACGGTACGCCTACTACCCGTGCTCCAGCCCAGCAAGGCCCGTTAAGAGGGGGTTTTAGAAAGGGTGGGACTGTAGAAAGAAATGAAGAATTATTACGCTTGATTAGAGAGGGCTAATATAATGATACCGTATAGTGCCGTTGAAGAGGCAATGGAAAAAGCTGGGTTAGGATCGGACGATAACGACGAGAACGAAGGTAGCTGGTTTAGTAAAGCTATGAAAGACTTCGGTAGTTTTTTAGGCTCTGGAGCGGGTGCTAAATTAGGTGGTATGGGTCTAGCCGCGTTAGTAAATCAGTTTGCACCGGGGTTTAATCAACCTAAAATTCCTGTTGTAGGTTATCAAGGTGAAATACCTAGATACGCAGCCGTGCGAGAACGTGTGCCTATGCCAGCACAAATGGATACCGACAGAAGACCCGGCAGTGGTGGCAGACGATATTTTAGTGACACTATTTTTGCTCAACAGCCCGAAACAACTCCTATGTCTATTGAAGATGCTCGTAGAAAAGCACAACAACAAGCACAGGGCATAGCATCTACACAGAGAAATCCTCAACCCACTATGGCTCAAGGTGGTATTTTAGCTATGCGTGAGGGTAGATATTTAAGCGGTTCTACTGACGGTATGGCAGACAAAGTGCCTGCCAGAATAGATAGCGGACAAGAGGCTAGATTAAGTGACGGAGAATTTGTAATACCTGCTGACGTAGTTAGTCATTTAGGTAACGGTAACTCTGAAGCAGGTGCTAAGGTGTTACACAGTATGATGGATAGAGTGCGAAAAGAACGCACTGGAAACCCTAAACAAGGTAAAGAAATAGATCCTAAGAGGATGTTACCAGCATGAGTATATTATATTTTCAAGAGGGCGGCGAAATGCCTGATCCCTATGAGGGCCAACAGACAGGTACTTCTGGCGCATTAGCTGAGTTTGCAGGTGAATATGTTACTGACATGTTGGGTAAGGGCCGCGCTCTTGCAGAACAACCGTATCAAGCTTATACAGGGCCACTTACGGCTGGCCCATCGGCCTTACAAACTAAGGCATTTCAAGGCATAGGTAATTTAACAGTACCTACTGAAAGCATGGGCGCATTTACTCCCGGTACATTTAGTGCCACTGGTGCTCCAGATCCTACTGGAGATGCACCTACTGCAGGGGGCAGCATAGCTAATCAATACATGAATCCATACCTGTCTGCTGTGCTACAGCCACAATTAGAAGAGGCACGTAGGCAAGCAGAAATAAGCAGACAAGCAGAAGCGGGTAGATTTACTAGGGCTGGTGCTTTTGGTGGCTCTCGTCAGGCTCTTGCAGACTTAGAACGAGATGACAGATTAAATAGAAATTTGGCCGATATAACAGGTAAAGGGTATTCACAGGCGTTCCGAGAGGCTAGAGACCAATTTAATATTGAACAGCAAAGAGGGCAAACTGCACGAGATGCTGCTAACAGGTATGGTCTAGAGGTTCTAGGTGCACAAAGCAGAGCAGGAGACATACAACGAGATATTGAAGAGTCGGGTATATTGGCAGATAGAGCGCAGTTTGAAGAAGAAAGAGACTTTCCATATAAGCAATTACAGTATCAAAGGTCTCTTTTACAAGGCTTGCCTATCGCTGCACAGTCTTACTCTTATACACAACCAAGTGGGTTAGCTGCATTACTTGGTGCTGGTGGTGATTATAGCGCATTGATAGCATCTCTGTTCCCCGGCTTATTTGGTGGTGGGGATGATAAAGAAGAAGGCGGTAGCGGCGAAGGAGATACGTAATGTCAATAGATTCTGCCCAAGGACTAGGTGAACTGGTCTACCGTAAAAAACAAGCGTACAGAAATAATGATCAGGAACTGCAAAGGCGTTATCAACAAAGCCAAGAGTTAACTGATTTGTTAGCACTGCAGCAGCTTAAAAAAGAAAAAGAAGCTGTAATCCGTGAACAACAAGCAGCGGCAAATACAAACCCTCAGACGATTGCTCAACAAACAGAGCAACAGGTTCTTGGGTTAATAAAACAAGAACAGCAGCAAGGGCTGGGAGCACTAAGAAATAAAGTGCAACAGGTGGGCGGCATACTGGGGCAACGTCAAAAAGAAGCACAACGACGCCAAAAACGAATGGGTATAGCCACTGCAGCACAAGGCGGCATGATTGGGTTTAAGAAGGGTGGCTTGACTGAAGAAGAATTGGAAGATGTAGGTATAACGTCAGAACAATATGCCTCTTTGTCAGCGGAAGATAAAAGAGAAATTTTAAAAGTTATAAATGCTAAGAGGCAATTAACGGGTGGTTTAGGTGCGCTTTTAGGAAAAGCGGGAGAATATATTGACCCGGCTTTGGGTATTCTACAAAGCGGATATGACAAGGTTCAAGATTTTATAGCTGGCGACACAAAAGTAATGGGACCGCCATACGAAATGCCTCTAGGAAAAGCATTAGGGCTTGCTGACGCACTAGATGAACCAGAATATGCCGAAAGAGATTTAGTATCAAAAGCAGCTAAAACCATACAAGAAGAAAATGTACCAATAAAAGCTCCAGAATTAGAGGATGTTTTAAGTCGTAAGGATAAGTTTAGAGGAGATCCGTTTAAGGATGACAGAGAGCTTGTAGAGGGTATAGCTGCCTTTAGTATGGCAGAAGAAACTGATGAAAAAGACGCTACAGATGTAGATGCAGGTGCAGGTGCAGAGGCAACCAGTGGTGCTAAAACTACGCCTGCAAGAGATATGTACCAAGAAGCAATAGATGTCGCTGCTGTAGCTGAACCCGAAGTTAAAACAGATGTAAGGACAGCCGTAACAGATCTACTTGATGCGAGTGGTGCATCGGAACGCATGAAACTAGATCCAGAAAAGGTAAGAACGGATGCCCTAGAGAAGCGTAAAGAAGAGCTTAACTTAGAGGGAATGCTTGAAACTCAAGATGAGCAGTTAGAAGAGTTTGAAGATTTCATAAGGGACACCGAAAAAGAAGAGAGTTTGTTGGATTGGTTAGGTGCTACTTCCGCAGCCTCTGCATACGGTGGTCCCGGTGGGTTTGCTGCAGGCTATCGCAACGCAAGACTTGCAAGTATAGCTAGAAAAAATGACCAGCTTGTTAAGAAACGTGGCATACAGAATAAGAAGTTAGAGCTTGAAGCTGACGTATTAAATAAGGGCATACAAAGCGCAGATCAAGCAGTAACTACATGGCAAACAGAAAAGAACAACACTGAAAAACTTATGGCAGATGCTACAAAGTCAGACTATGAGCTTGCTGATTCGGTAGCGAACCGTAGATCATCAGAGAATGTTCAAAAATCTAAAGTAATGTTGCAAAGGTTAGCTGATAAAACTGCTAGAGAAGTAGCTGCAATAGAAGGTGATCGAGATGAACACGCACGTTTAGGCGATATTCTATCTGATAGCGTAGCAGCACGGGTTACTGCATTGCAGCCTATATATGCAGAAGTAGGTTTAGACCTACAAGATACCGATGTAACTAATGCTGAAATTACTAGTAAGATTGCCGCAGCTTCTATATCACAAAAAATGTTAGAAGAGGCAGCAGGTCTTATAGCGCAAGAACAAGACATACTTAGACGAATGGAACGACTAATACCCGGTTCTGTTACACAACAGCTAAAAGAAGCAGAAGAAACAGCCCGAGTTCTTGCTGGTATAGAAGCTACTAAAGATTATAAAAAAGATGAAGAAGGCATTATGGGTACAATAAGAAACCTAGCTAGTAATTTTGATTTTGGTTTATCGGGCCTGCTTGGTGGTGATGAGACCCAATAAATGTCAGCTAAAGCAGCAGCACTAAGGGCTTTACAAAACGCTGAAGCTGCACAAGATGAAGTAGCCGTACAAGATATACTGGCGTATATACGGTATCTTGAAGAGACAGAAGCGCAAATAGGTAGGATCAGAGAAGATCCAGAGCCGGGAATACTTGAGAACATAACTTCTGGAATCGGTGCGGGAGCAGTCGGCATAGGTGAGATGTCGCTTCTTGGTGCTGCGGCTGCTTTAGAGGAAGAAGACGAGCTTTACGCAAGAGACCTTATACAGTCTGTTGCAGATTCCATACGTCCAGAGGGCGGCGATCCCGAATCTATTAGCTATAAAGTATCTTCAGCTATAGGTTCTATATTAGGATTAGCTGCTCCTGCTGTGGGACTAGGTATTGTTGGTGCTCCTACTGCGGGAATATTGACTACTACGGCACTTGCTGCTGGTGCTGGACGTGGTGAAGCTAGTGAACGTGCTCGTGCTGCCGATGCAACTCAAGAACAACGTGATGTAGCTGTAGATAAAGGCACGTTTATTGGCCTGCTCGAAGTTGCACCTGTGGCTCGTTTTGTGCGGTTTGTAGACATACCCGTGTTAACTAAGCTAGTTGACTCTCTTGGACCTAAAACTGTAGAGACAATAGGGCAGCGTATCCGTAGTGCAGGTACTACTGGTGGTATAGAGGCAGCGCAGGAAGCTGCAGCTAACGTCTTACAAAACCTTACCGAACAAGAATATAACGCAGCGGCTGAAACCTTTGCTGGTACAGCAGAAGAAGCCGCACTGGGTGGCACGGCAGGTGCAATCATACAGGGCGTAGTAGACCTGTTTATACCTAAGAGGCGTGGTGCTGGTACAGACGTACTAGACGATGCTGCTAAAGAATTAGGTATGACAAAAGAAGAGCTTGCGGAAAGGTTAGAGGCAGAAAACCAGACCATAGGTGATGTAGCAGAACAAGAAGGTGTGGATGTGCCTACACCTACCGTAACAGAAGCGCAAGCTGATTTATTTCCAGAAGAGCTAGAGGCAGCAAGGGTTGAACCTAAGCCCGGTTCCCCTGAGTTTGCTCGTCTTGTTAGAGACCGTGAAGCCGCTGCATTAGAGCAAGAAAGAGAAGCAGAAAGAGAGGCTGAAAGACGCAGAGCTACTGAGTCTGAAGACGTAGCAACAAGAATCGAGCAAGCAAGCCCCACGATAGAAAGCCCTGCTCAACGAGATCTTTTAGAAGAAGAGGCCGAAGCTCGTGCAGAAGACGCAAGGCTGCGTGAAGAGCAAGTTGAAAGGCAGGATTTGTTTCCGGCAGAGTTAGATGAAGCCAGAAGACAAGGTGAGTTATTTGATCCTGATGAGCGTAGGGCAGAGGAAGAGGCTGCAAAGCGTGTAGAAGAAGCTGAAGCACAAAGGCGCAGAGCTACTGAGTCTGAAGACGTAGGGCCAAAAGTTGAAGATCCTAGACAACAGGACTTGCTTGATACTCAAACTCAAGAAGAGATTAAGTTTTCTCCAGCGGTGCAGAGAGCAAGAAAGAGGGTTGCAGCTAAAAAGAAGGAAGAGCCAGAGGTAACAGACAAGACTAAAACAACGATTGAAGAAGCACGTCAGTACCTAGCTACACAAGAGGCAGAACGACAAAAAGAACAAGAAGTAGCAAGACCTATTACTAAACAAGATTTTGATGACATGGGATTCCCCCCAAGGGCTGCTATACGTAAACGTCTCATGGGCAGAGATCTAAGTAGTGAAAGTGTACAAGGAGATCTTAGACTAGCGGCCGCTGCGAAAAAACGAGGGAGCGCAAGATTAAGAGATAGCATAGATAAAAAGATCGAAGAGATATCTACTGCTCCTGCCGAACCAACTGCAACTGGTAGACCGCTTACCAAACAAGACTTTGATGATATGGGATTCCCTAAGCGGGCTGCTGTTCGTAAACGTCTTGTGGGTAAGAACTTAGATGATAAAGACGTACAAGATGATCTACGAAAGTCCGTTGAAAACATACGTCAAAATAGAGCGCAGATACTAGATAACGTAGGTAAGAAAGTTAAAGGAACCTTTGTTGCCCCTGCTGCCCCTGCGGTAGGTGAACTTTCAATAGAGAGTTTTAAGAGAACTCCAGACTTTGCTACAACTGGTGAGTACGAAGTTACTTTCAATGACAAATCAACACGTAAGATCTTTAGAGATAAAGACACTCAGACTTGGTATGACGTAGATAAAGTAAATAGTAAGGAAGAGGGAGAAACAGGCTTCCTTGGGTTCAACAGAAAAGAAGCTGAGAAGAAGTTAATAGAAGATAAGAAAGAAGATACTCCTGCTGCCCCTGCTGACCCCACTACCCCTGCGGAACCGCAAACTTCTTCAGAGCAAGTTGTTCAAGCTAGAGAAACCACAGATGCAGATAGAAAAAGGGGCTACCAATTACACCCCGACATACAGGCGGAAAGGATAACTAAGGAAGAACTTACTTCTGAATCTGATGGCCTAGTTAATTTTATAAAGAAAGCAAACGGAAAAACTAGGAGCATGACTAAAGATGTTCTTTCCCGACCATTTTTAGAGACACTCGATTACGTTGCTAAGAACACTAAAGACCCGTTTGAGAAACAACTTGCGGAAAATATAAAGTCTTTAGCCGAATTTATGGCACAGGCAGGTTTTAGATTTGATATTTCGGTAAGAGAGTTGATGGGTAACGTACCTCTTAGAGATGCAAGAGGCACAACTACATATCGAAATCCAGAGCTGACAACCAATATATTCGCTTCATTGGTTGAAATAAAACTAATAAGAACAAAAGACCCAACAGCGTTTATGAATGGGGCTACTTACAGAACTTTTTTACATGAAGCCGTACATGCAGTAACCGTACACTCTACACGATTAAAGAGTATGAGAAACTTCCCTAATCAAGAAGCTGTTGTCGCAGAACTAAGTAAGATTGACCCCGAACAAATACAAGCCGCAGAGGATTTGAGCAATCTTTTTGTTAATTTGACAGATTACTTTAACAGTCGGATAGGGATTCTTAAAAAATACAGAACTAAAGATGGTACGGATTACGCCGCTGCTAACAAAGCTCTTAAAGCAGATAAATCACTTCCTTTTGTTTCTTTTGAGATTGAAAGTTATAAACGATATAACAACGCTATCCTAGACCCAGAAGAAGTTCTTGCATGGGGATTAACTGACAGAGATATGCAGGACTTTTTAAATAGTATTCCTGTTGATAGAGAGACCGGAAAAGTTCTAACTGGTGTTCAATATGGTGGTCTTGATTATCCTAAGATTGCAAAGGGTATAAAATCTGTTGATAGAAAAACGGGACGTGTAGGTAAAGTAGTCAGTGCGTACTACTACATGGTAGATAAAATCAGACAGCTACTAGGGTTTCCACCAGAAACCTATACTGCGTTTGATGAACTTATACGCATAAATGAAAGCCTCTTAAAACCAAAAGAAGCATATTCTCTTAAACTCAAAGAGTATCAAGAAACAGGACAGTTACTAGAAATAAATCAACCTCTTAGTGAGATGTCAACTCCTGATGACGCGAAACAGGTAGCAGAAGAGGTTGGTAAAACGCAGAAGACGATTAATAAAGTTTCTGCTACTAATTTTAAGAATGAAGCAGAAGCACTGTTATCTGGACAAGGCAAGCTGCCCGAGGGTGCAAAGAAGATAAGTCTGGGTATTCTTCCTTCAAAAGCTCTAGCAGAGGTTGCAGAGCGTTACGGTATCAAGTCAGCAATGAGGTTGCATGAAGCCATACTAAACCAGCGTGGTGAT